CTTGAGTCGAAGCAGGCCCGTGGACAGATCCAAATCCAAGTGCCGATGGACAACTTGGCGCACACGCGTCACATGTTGGCTGAAAAGATCCTTGAGTTAGTGCAACAGTTCTACGTTGAAGAGCGTCTGATCCAGATCACCAACCCCACCATGCCTGACCCCGCTGCGCCCGACGCACAGGAACAGATGATGGTGAACCAAGTGACCCCTGAAGGGCAGATCGTTAATGACCTGACCTTGGGCGAATACTCGGTCGTAATTTCGACCCAGCCTGCGCGCGACAACTTTGAAGAGAGTCAGTTCTCCGAAGCGCTACAGCTACGACAAGCGGGCGTCATGATCCCGGATTACCGTGTGGTTGAGTACAGTCACCTGGCACAGAAACGTGACATCGCGGAAGAAGTGAAGCAGTTAGCGGGGCTTGCCGCACCGAGCGAAGAAGAGATGCAAATGCAGCAGAAGCAGCAAGAAATGATGATTCGCCAAGCTGAACTTGAACTCGCGAACCTAGAAGCGGATCTCCAGACCAAGCAGAGCCAAGCCATGCTCGCAATGGCGAAGGCGGAAGAGCTGGGCGAAGACGGCAACGTCCATGAACGGGCAATGGAAGAACTCCGTGCCAAGGTACAGATGAAGCGCGAAGAACTCCAAGTGCGCTTACAACTTGCCCAAGTAACCGCGAAGACTCGCCAACAAGATTCAGTGACCCGCACCGCCGTATCGCTTATGCAACACGATGCGAAACAGCAGCAAGCGAAGTCACTCGATAGCAGTAAAACCAAACCAACCCCAAAATAGGTGATTTATGCCCCAAGAATCAAACGCAGCTGTTGATATGAATAGCTATCTGCCCGAAGAAAGTGGTCACCACGACGACGACATTCAAGGCTTGGACTTCGGTAACGATCTAACAGAAGCCGCGGTTGAGGAAGCCGTTGTTGAAGAGACTGTTGTCGAGGAAGCCGTTGTCGAGGAAGCCGTTGTTGAAGAAGAAACAGCGGAATCTGAGGAAGAAACAGCGGAATCTGAGCAAGAAGAGACGCAATCTGAGCAAGAAGAGACGCAATCTGAGCCCGAATCTAAGAAACACATGATTCCCAAACGCCGCCTTGACGACGTGGTCGCTAAACAGCGTAAAGCTGAACAAGAAGCGGCTGAGTTGCGCAAAGAGTTGGCGGAAGCGCGTGCAGCGGCAGAAGCCGTCCCCGACGTAGACATTCGGGCGCTCTCGAAGCAGAAGCAAGAAGCAACACTTGACGGTGATTTGGACAAAGCTGCCGAGATTGAAGAGCAGATGCTCGCGACCTTACGCCAGCCCACACCCGAAGCGATCAACATGGAAGAGCTGGAAGCCCGCGTTGAAGCCAAGATGGAATTAAAGTCAACGCTGACAACCGTGTTTGAGGAATACCCTCAGTTGGACACGGAATCAGACCACTTTGATGAAGACCTGAACTCTGAAGCCCTGGTGTTCCAGAATGCGTATTTAAATCAAGGCTATTCGCCCGCAGAAGCAGTACGCCGTGCGGCGAATGCCGCGATTCGAGTGGTGCGGCCTGAATTACTGGCAGTTGCGGAAGCCCCGCCCGTCGCTAAACCTCGCAAAACAAACGTCAAAGCGAACGTCAAAGCGGCCAATGCCCAGCCTCCAAAAATGGACCAAGGCGAATCCGGCGGCAAGAGCAGTGCTGAGATGGTGGACATCACCAAGTTGACGGATGACGAGTTTGATGCGTTGCCTGAAGCGACTCGCGCACGAATGCGCGGCGATCTCGTTTAAGTGTTGCGAAATAACAGCTGAACTACTATTATTCATCTCAGTGATGGCTCAGACGATACATGAGCTCGATCAGCGCGGAGCGTTATCCGCGTTGTGTTCGCCCACATAAAAAGGCGTGTTACTTCGTCATCCTCACGATACGGGAACCCGAGGCTAGAGCATAAGGCTCAGTCTAATTTGCATTTTATTTTTGTTTATATATAGGTGACTCAAAATGGCTACGACCAATTTTGCGGCACTTACCGACGAACAAAAGACTGCATGGGCCCGTGACCTTTGGCGCGTCGCTCGTAATACGTCTTTTATTAATCAGTTCGCTGGTAAAGGCCATAACGCAATGGTTCAACGTATCGACTCGTTGACCAAATCCGAGAAGGGCGCTCGCGCTGTTCTAACATTAGTTGCAGACTTAGAAGGCGATGGTATCGCTGGTGACGCAACGCTAGAAGGCAATGAAGAAGCCATGAAAGCGTATGACACCGTGATCCAAATCGATCAACTACGTCATGCTAACCGTTTGCAAGGCCGTATGGCTGACCAAAAATCTATCGTTAACTTCCGTGAGCAATCTCGCGACAAGTTAGGTTACTGGATGGGCGACCGTCTTGACCAGATGGCTTTCTTGAGCATGAGCTCATTGCCATACACTTTGAACACCAACGGCTCAACTCGTGCTTCAACCGTGTTGTCCACTTTGGAATTTGCGCCAGCCGCAGCTGTTGCGCCAAGTACCAATCGTTGTGTTCACTTGAAGTCTAGTGGTGTGACTTCTGGTACCGGTTATTCCGCTACTGACGGTTCATTAACTTCGATGACTTACACAGACATCGTGAACTTGAAAGCCCACGCCAAGGATAATTATATCCGCGGTATTAAGGGTGCAGCTGGTGATGAAGTGTATCACTTGTTCGTGACTCCACAGGGCATGGCGCAATTGAAGCTAGATGCTGACTTCATCGCTAACGTACGTCATGCAGGCGTTCGTGGTGATAAGAACAGCTTATTCAAGGGCACTAACTCTGTCATGGTTGACGGCGTGATTATTCACGAATTCCGTCACGTCTTTGACACCCGCGGCGCTGCTGCTGGTTCTAAGATGGGTACGTCAGGTAACGACAACGGCCAACGTGCCTTGTTGTGTGGCGCACAAGCCTTGGGTATGGCTGATCTAGGTACTGCTTATTGGGACGAAGATTACTTCGACTACAACAACCAGCCTGGTATCGCCGTAGGTAAGATCTTCGGTTTCTTGAAGCCGCAGTTCAAAGGCAACCCAGCCAATCCAACTACATTAGAAGACTTCGGTGTGATCACCGTTGACACTGCAATCTAGTTGTGAGGCTCCCCTTCGGGGGAGCCATTATTTTTGAGGATTTGATCCGTATGAAATTAGTATCCCCCACCACACAAATGATTGCAGTCAATGGTATTGCAATCCGTATGGAATCTGGCGTTGAACAAGACGTCCGTGACCTACTCGTTGAGACAGCCATTTCCCAGGGCTGTACAAAAGTTGGCGCACGTATTCGCGCTAAGACCAAGCCTGTCGAAGAGACCCAGCCCGCAGCAACACCAATTGTTGACGCTATTGGCTTGTTGGTCGAAGAAGGCAACCCTAAGAATTTCGGACGCGACGGTACGCCTAAAGTGCGCGCAGTCGAGACCCTACTCGGTTATGACATCAGCGCCGCAGACCGCGACGTTGCATGGGACATTTTTCAAGAGGTTTAACCCATGACGATTGCAGTCTCATCAATTCTGAGCCGAGCTTCGACGCTCCTGTTAGACGAGACCGCGACTCGCTGGCCTCAAGCAGAGCTCCTAAACTGGCTTAACGACGGCATCCTTGAGATGGCGTCCATGAAGCCGATGCTATTTACTGCACGCGCGACGATGCCAATGGCGGTCGGCGTATACCAGACGATTCCATCCGGCAAACGCCACCTCCATCGAGTGATCTCGAATGTTGCTGGCCCTGTGGTTCGTTTGGCGGACCAACAGGCGCTGGATTCACAAGAACCGAACTGGTACGGCAAAAGCGAAAACCCGACGGTGAAGTACATCGTTCTTGAGCAATTGAACAGCAAACACTTCTTATGCTACCCGCCTAATGATGGCAATGGTCAACTGGATGCAGTATTCACCATTGATCCTCCCGTAATGGCTGCTAATGGCTCGTTAGACATTGATTCGACCTACGGCAACCCTTTATTGGCTTTCGTCCTCTACAGGGCATTCCTGAAGGATGCAGACACGTCAGACGACGCCAAAGCCACCATGTATTACGAAACATTCAGTCGTCAGCTGGGCGGCTCAGTAATCGGCGAAGCCCAAGCGAAGGAGCACTAAGATGGCGAAGGTCACATTCGAGAGCATTATCCCTGAGATTCTACCGTCGGTGCCGGAATGCACTGACCTGATTATCATTCGTGCGCTGCGTCGTGCGACGGAAGAGTTCCTAACCAAGTCGATGATTTGGCGAGTGGATCTTGAAGATCACTTCGTCATCAGTGGACTCGCTGACGTCGAGCTGGAGACCCCCAGTTCTGACTTGCGCGTTGTTCAACTGAAGCAGGCGACCATCGGCACACAGGACGTCCCACAGATTGCGGATGATCAGCGACCACCGAACGGCACGCAGACGTTTTGCTCACTCACCGACTTCGGTAAGACGCTTCGACTAACACCCACACCTAAAGCCTCCGTAGCGATTGCACTCCGCGCGGTGCTCAGTACCACATCGAAATCGACGGGGCTTGATGCCGCGGTCGAGAGTGAGATTCACGAACATTTAATTGATGGTGCCTTGGCTCGACTCTACACGATGGCGGGGATGCCGTGGGCCAACAACACCTTAGCCGGTTTCCACGGCTCTGTATTCCAAGCGGCGATCATGGACGCTCGAGGTCGAGCAGAAAACAACAGTGGTCGTGCCGTGCGTAAAATTAGCTACGGGGGCTATTAATGTTCCAATTTAGCTTAGTCACACCGCACGAAGTCCATTCGCGTCATACCTATTACCTGAACGGCATTGCGTCCGCAATTGAGAAGGGTGGCAGTGATCACGGGGCAGGCGAAGTGATGCGCGAGATTTACAACGGCGGCGTGTATTTATACGACGTCACCGGCGAAGACGACGACATGCTACACGGTTTTGTCGTGCTACAAGAACACACAGACCGCTACTCGCGCAAACTTGTACTGCATGTGGACTACGCTTATTTATCCCAACTACGCAGTGGATTAATGCGGTTGTATCAATCGTTCCCACGCTTTGCCGCAGCCAAAGGGTTCGATCAGATCGCATTCAATAGTAACCGCAAGGGCTGGGACAAATACTGCGAACGCACAGGTTTTAACGGGGCCACTCGCATTTTTTATAAGGACTTACATCATGGCTAGTGCAGCGCAGCAACAGCAAACGCAAGAAGAACGCGACCAAATTAAACTTGGGCAAGAGCAGACGGCTCATGCCCGTACGCAATCTACCCCATTGCAGGCGGAATACCGCAAGAAAATGAACCGCGACGACGGGGGTCGTTTATCAGGTATGGCCGCCGCCGACGTGATGCAAGCCGCGGGCACCGACCGCACGGGTCAGCAATTGGCGTCAGGTCAAGGTGGCGGACACAGCGCGTCGGGTTTAGGCGGACAACTGCAACAAGCGACCTCGAATGCGGGTATTGCGGCACTGGATCGTCAAGACGGATTGAAGTCGAATTACAACGCCCTGGGCAATAAGAAAAACATCAATTCAGTCGCCAGTTTAAAGTCATCCGCTGGTGCGGCCTCACATGTTGCTGCCGGAGAAGCGGACGCCGCTGCCACGAGACAAGCCGCGATGATGGACGGCCTAACGGGTGTCGCCGGCGCGTATGGATTAAAAAAATACGATCAAGCAGAGCAGTATGCTAAGCAAAAGAAGTTAGACGGGAAGCTGGGGCGTAACCGCACTCACTCAAGCCCGATGAAGGAAGACAACGTAGTCGGCGATTGGCTGTACGGAAAATTTGGAGGTTAATCATGGCAGAAGAACAACAAGCACAAGACGCGCTCAATGAAGATCGCAAAGCCGCGCATCAGAATTACAAAGATAATTATCAGCAACAGTTGGACGACTACGCCGCCAGCGCACTGAATGATTCAACATTGATTGATCGTGCTGATTTCAACTCTAAGCTGGCCGCTGAATCAGCCAAAGGTATTGCGTCACGCAGCCGCAGTCGAGCCGGTGTTGCATTGTCGGGTCAAGCTGCCAAGCAAGCAAATCGCTTGGGCGGGATTGAAACAACGAAGTTCATGGACCAATCGAAGAACTCAGCGGTGCTGGCGCAAGACGAACGTAACACGCGGACGCTCGCGGATTCGTTGGATTCATACAACACGCTCGAAGAAACAGGCTCCGATGCGCTCCGCAATGCGGCAGGACTTGAAGCCAACCGGATTGCTGGCAATAAGCGCCGAAGCGCTGAAGCCAGTGCGGGGCTTTTCGGCGCAGCGACGAGCCTAGCTTCAGCAATAATACTGGCCTAACAAGGAATAACAACGATGTCGAGTTTAAACGAAGTTTGGAATATGTACATGGGTCTCAAGGACCGTCGGCGCCAGAAGGAGCAGGACGAGTACCGTGCGGGCCAAGACTCAATCGCTAATGCCCAGCGGAAACGCCAACTCGATAATGCTGACCGTACTTATGAGGCGGATCAAGAGCAACGTGGAATCACAAACGCGCATAACAACAGGGTACTAACAAACGACGAGAAGAAAATACAACGTGCGCGGGCCAAACAGCGTTTGAATGCGCTTCAACTTAGTATTGCTGACAAGTTCACCGATGCTAATGGCGAGATAGATTACCGCCGTGCGCTGAACAGTGGCCCAGGGTTCGACACTATAAATGAAATATACAGAACAAACAAAGATATATTAGCAGGGCTTCAGAACAGGAACCCTGATGTTGTAGGGGTACAAGGGCTGGAGTACATTGATTCCACCTCGGGCGACCATACAAGCAAACAACTTGTCATGATGCTGAAGATGAAAGATGGCTCAGTTAAACCGATGTCCAGCACGGGGGGAATGGATGATCAGGTAGTTAGCCTGGGGGCTAAGGACATCATGCAGTTCGCATTAAGCCCTATAGGTGCGGATGACGTTGACCAAGTGATAACGGCCTTGCGAGATAAGGCACTTGCGGCGCAAGGGCATAACTCGGTAGATGAGTATAACAATGATCGAGTCAATAGCCTCACTGACTCGCTCAAGCCCGCTCAAGCAGAGACCACACAAACGAAGACCGTGCAACCAGCTGTAACTACGGAGACCGCACAAACGGAGACCGCGCAACCCGCTGTAACTACGGAGACCACACAACCAGCTGTAACTACGGGGTTGGGAGAGAATACGGTGACGGAACCGCCTGCCGTAGCTAATATTTCACCACAGGTCGGTGGGCGATCAATGCACGAGGATCCATCGCCGCAGGAAATTGCAGCGGGTCGAGTCATCACCCACTTTATTGATAACGTAGATCCAAAAAAATACCCTAACAAATCCCGTCTAGAGAAACTCAACTATGACGGCGCGATAAAGAAAGCGCTCGTCGATACGCTGGGCATAAGCTACGCCGAAGCGTCGCAATATTTAGATGGGTATGAGCAAAGCTCGGGTACTACAAAGACATTCTTTACCGACGATTCTACAGGGGACGGACTCGCTGATCAGGTGCCTTTATCACTCGGGGAAAAAATAGGTGAGGGGGCGAACACCGCGGCTACTTTTATTGGTGGCGCGCTAGACACTGTAGGGAACGCCGGAAGCCGGATGTTCAATACAGGGATAAATAAAACGACGGCGTTAGGGCAGGATATCAGGGCAGGCTATACCGGCACGCCTAGTGCGGCTAACTGGGACGACACGCTTGCTCCTACAGGTGATCAAAAGGACCAAGCTGCCTCGCTAGAGACTAAACAAGATAACTATCACATGCAGCAAGAACGTGCGGATTACTTTAACCAACAGCCGGGGCAAAAGCAAACTAGGCAAGAGCAAGCTGCCGCTGCGGCGGAAATAGCCGAGCAACAAATAAGCAACACTAAACCTACACAAGTGGAGATAGAAGCAGCCAAAAAGCGTGTTAATACGAAGCCAGCTAAACAGCGTAAAATTTCCCCAGGTCTGTTGGCGACACGGGCGGTGGATATGCTCATTCTCAAAGAGGCTGGCCACGACGTTTCAACTAAGGAGATCACACGTTACCAATTAACAGGTCGAGCCAACCCCGTCGAACTACCCACCCTCAAGACTAAAACTGTCAACTTCAACGGCACGGTTTGGGAAGTACGACCTAAACCCGACGGCAGCACTAGCTATCACGCACTGGGTCAGACTGATGCTAGTAAGACCAGCGCGGCTGCTTCCACGAAGGCGGATAGAGCGGCAGTTGAGAAGTATAACGAGAAAGCTTGGAAAGGAATTTACAGCACCGCACTAGGTAAAGGTAGCGTAAATGTAGATGGCACAGGCTCCGACAATGTAGGTAGTTTCATGACGCGTGACGAGTTCGACGACTACATGCAATTCATGCTTACCACCAATAAAAAACAGATAAAAGACCTCTATAAGCTGGAGCTAACGCCAGGGCAACCCCTTGGGGATGACCAAGTACACATGCTGTCCGTCTTAGGGCAACATCTCGCGCAGCAAGTTAACGCTAGTCGCGGGGAGTCAGGCGATAAAGGCACCAATTACATCGGTGACTTTGGACGTCTTGTTAGGGCTGCGGCTCCTGAAACGGGGGTTTACGTTACCAACGGCACAGACGGGTATGAGACTGTGGATGATTGGGTAGCGGGTCACCTAAGCCGTAACCCCAACACCTCCCCCGTGCAAGCAAGAGCAGCGGCGCGCGAGCAACTCGCTAAGAAACAAGAACTCAACGTACAGTAAAAAGGTGGGTAGTTCATGGCATATGATATTGGCGCGGAAATGTGGGAGTTCGATCGGCAAAAGACTGAAGCTGAAGCTCTGGAGATCGAAGAAATTGGAAGACAAATGGCGGCATATAGCCGTGCCCAAGATAACGCTGCGACAGGGGAGTCTGGCTTGCCTTCCGACACAAACGGAGGCTATGTCTATGACGGCGATACTATTTATAAAGATGGTGTTGGTTATCGACTACAGGGCGGAGATACACGCGAGATTAATCGCAAATCAGGCTCGGCACAACCCATGTCCATTGAGGCACAGCGTCGTGCGTATGAACTACTAACCTCCGGTGAATATACGTTACGCAGTTCGGGGGAGAAGGATACGCATGGGCGCCTCTTAGGAAGCGCCGTGGATGCGAACGGTAATACGGTTACGGAAGAGTTACTGCGTGAAGGGCTCTCGACCCCCACTAACTTCAATAAAAACTCAATCAGTAATCACATCGCGTTTGCAGAGTCTATTAAAGCGCACAGCGACGGCACGCTAGCAACTCCCGAAGACGCCGTAAATTACGGTGATGTACAGGTTAACCAGCGCGCGTTTGAGTATGACCCGCGGAATTTTGCGCAGCGGGCAAAGGATAGAGGCTGGGATAAATCCCAGATGAACCTATACCAATTCACTGAGTTAATTGGCGATATGTCCGGCGTGGACGTGATCAAAGAGTGGGGCGAAGAAGGTGTAATACGCAACATGATTGAGGCGGCACGCAGCCCATCGGAAATCGAGTCTTACGAAGATGTGGACACAAGTTCCATTAAATCCATCGGCACCTACGTCATAGAGAAGGCACTTGAAAACGCACCAGGGCTCCTAATTGACCTGGGAGTCAGCGCTGCCGCGATTGCCACAGGTACGGGGATCCCCGCGGGTTTGGCTTTAGCGACGGGGCGATCATTTGTCCATAAGATAGGTTGGAAGGCTGCGGGCAAGGCGGGACTACTGGCATCAATGGGTGCCCAGATGACAGGTGAGTCTCGACATTCGCAGCTTGCTGAAGGCGTCGATAGCCCATTCCTAGCAGTGACGGCGGGTTTATCGAACACCGCACTTGAGTTCAGAGGCTTCAGCTCATTATATAAAGGGCTTATACCAGACACGAAGATTGAGAGTCCGGCGTCACTGGCCCAGCACATCGCGCAACGCGCACTAATCTCAACGGGGGTTGAAGGCACAACCGAATGGTTACAAGACCTCACTAATCAACTGACCATCAAGATGGTCAAACCGGAACATGAGATTGATTGGCATCAATTAACCGAATCCTTCTTCGCGGGCGCCGCGGCAGGCGGCGGTACAGGCACGGTCACTGCGGCAGCAGGCGGCAGTTATCAGCTCATGAACCACATCAGTGGAAACACTCAACTCCGTCGATCAATGGACGGCACGGCACCCGAAGCGCCTAGTCAGATTGAAGCGCAAATACCGTATATCATGGACCCTAAAAGCTCACTCGACGCGGTCTACTCTGCGGATCCCGAGATGGCCGAGCACGTTACGATCCCCGATGGCGTTAGTGCATATAAGCATGAATCTGGCGTTCTATTTACGAGCAATGAAGCCAAAGGTAAAGCCTTTGAGCGTGAGGGTAATAAAGACGCGACTGAAACCCTCGGCTACGCGCAAACAAAAGAAGAAATCATGGCCACGACCAAGGTCGAGGATATACGACTTGTCGTAGCCAGGGATGCTAAAGGCGTGGTTGTAGGCACAGAGGTTACCAATGTTGAAGGCGCCGCGGGCGTACAAAAAACGATGGGCGAGAAGTACGGCCATAAAGCTAAGCTCACGGTAGCCAAGGGAGAAGGGATCCAAGCCGTAATAAGTGAGCGCCAACAACTGTATAACGCGGACATCTCGCTACGGGCAGAGAAACGCAAAGGATTCTCTAATGAAGGCAGTGAACATAAAACTGACGACAAACCTACCGACCTCAACAACCTTGAATCAACGCCATTAGACAAAGCGCGTCAAGCCTCAGATAAACCAGGCACACAGTCAATGCGTGATGCGTCAGGCAAGTTGCGTTCTATCAGCGACCTCATCAAAGGCGCCATTAGCGGTGAGATCAGCGCCGAAGAAATTGCGGCGGAAGCGAAGAAGGCGGGTGTCGAGTCTCGCCCAACAACACGCGACGCGTTCCCACGACAGCGTATAATTAAGGACATCATAAGCAAACAGCGCGACGCACGAAAAGCATCAGATGAAAAAGTATCGTTCGAGCAAATAGAAGCGGAAGCGGCACAGTTACGCAGCGTGTCTAACGATAAGCTCAAACGCATGGCGGAAGAGCGGGGGATCTCCCTTGACGCCCCGCATCCAATCGCAGGCCGAAGCGCGCGAGGTACATCAGGTAAGCACGGCGCAGAACACCGTGTCGCAACAGCGCTTATTAAGAAGCTCAACAACACCAAAGGCGCATTTGTCGGCAACACGTTTGAGGACATCGCGTTCTTATTCGACGATGGCACAGACACGACTCGAGGCGCTAACGAAAAGAATGCTGAATACGCACAGCGGCTACTCCACGCGCTAAAGCTAGAAGCGGGACTGGACCCTACGCAGTCAATCGCCAAGCACCTTGAAGCACTAAGTGACTACGAACTGTCTGAGTTAGCGGAGCAGTTCTTCCTAAGTAAAATAACGCGCAATAAAACTAAAACCATACAGACGACACGCGAAGACGATGTACGTCAGCTTATGGCCGACATTGTGGGGCGCGAGAGCAAACCCGCTGCGAAGCAGGCGCCAGCAGAAGAGACTCCCGCTAGTAAAGCACGTAGCGCAGCTAATCGGCGCCAACAGAACAAACGTAAACTTGGACAGAAAACAAAACGAGCAGTCGCCCATAGTTGGGAGTTACTACACGCCGCAGTACATGAGTTGACAGCAGCGCATCTAAAGACCGACGACAAGGGCAAATATGTCTCGTCTAACCCTGATAGCTCGTACGGCGAAGCCCTGTACTTCGACGTTGCAACGGTACTGGAAGGTATCCACTACGACAACAAAACAGTGCGTGATCAAATCGTTAATCAGCTAACTGAGCTGCTCCGGTTCCACCAACTACACGAGGTTGATAGCCACAGCGCAGAGCGTCGCGGTGTAGATAAGGATACCCCAAAAGATAAAATTGCTGCGAAAAAGACCACGCACGTCGAGAGACTAGAGTCGTACATAGACATGGTGAATAACGGCGAGCGCCCAACACTCCCTGCGCACGGCAAGCGGGATAACAACGCGCGGTTTATTAACATGCTCCAAGTGGCATTCAACACCCGAGTTGAAGATGCGGCTAATAAGGAAGCAGCGCGTAGCGCGAAGATACAGCTCACTCGATTATTAGTAAAGGGGCGGGTCGACCTCACATTAATTGCAGAGTCGCTTAAAGATCAGGTCGGCTTCAACCGGTCCACGTTCGCTGCGGCTTACATTGATCGATTCATGGATACTCACGCGAAGCAAATCAACGCGGCGCTGCACATCATCTCGGGTTCTACGCAAGGCGCACAACAGGCCAGCGCACGCAGATCGCCTGAGCAACTGCTAAAAGAACTGAAAGCGGATATGGCTAACACGCGCCCTGGGGTTAAATCCCGAGCGTCAACCCATTTTCCTAGCATGATGTTGACGACGGGTATGATGTCACGGCACATCGATATGCTCCTTGCGCACAATAACGTGGAAGAGCGTAGTGGGATGACTGTCCCCGACATTATCCGGTCAGCATTTATTCAAGCCAATGGCGACGCACACCAAGTGCTTGGAATGCTTGGCGCGCAGAATATCACGGAACGCGATACGGAAAGTTACTATGCCATCTCTAAACTAGAGTCGACCAGCACTCGGCGGACTATTCTATCAGCCACGGCATCCGGCATCTCACCGGTAGAAGAAACGAAGTCACAAGAACGCGCATCCATTGATCAGTTCTTCCATGCGATGTACCGCGCGACGTTACGCTTTCGTCGAGCGTTCGCTCAGATTAATACGCCCCATATCATTGCACATGAATCAGCCAAGCTGCGCCTCGCCCGCTTTAGGGGTTTGAAACTCGACGGCGCTAAATGGCTTGAAGGCAAGCGTGTCATCACGGTGGATTTTGAGACATTCTTCGACGAGAAAACAGGGTACACGCTTCAAAACCCAGACCTCTCGACAGCAGATTACATCGACCACGCGGACTTTGAAATCCTTGGTTTGGCCGTACAAGAGGGGGACGCGACCCAAAGCCAGTACATTCAAACAGACAAAGAGATTGCAGCAAAAGTAGCTGAATGGAAAGCCGACCCGAACATAGTGCTGGTTATGCACAATGCGAAGTTTGACTCCGCTATTTTCCAGCGTAAGTTCGGGTACATGCCGAACCACATTATCGACACGATGCGGCTCTCACAAGGGATTCGCCCCGAGAAAAACGTGTCGCATAAACTCTCTGCGTTATCTGAGTGGGTGTTCCCCGATAACAAAGAACTACAGAAGATCAAAGATGGCGTGTCGGAGATTAGCGGATTAACCAAAGCGCAGATTGCTGCGGCTGCTACAAAGGCGGCTCAATTTGAAGAGTACGCCAAGCGGGACGTTCAATCGACCCAAGCAATCGCGCTGAAGCTGGCGCCGCTGGTAGCGATGTCTGAGCTAGAACACCAATCCGCAGGCATCATCAATGATGTCACGGGTAAGGTTTCAACATCACAAGGCGAACGACAGCACAGCGGAGAGTTTGGCGACAAGGGTGAGCAAGGTCAACGCGCTGCGGTAGATTATCGTGCGCGCGCAGAAGCGACCAACGGAGCTAACTTACTGGAAGTGCAATTAACGGACGGTAAGGATAACGCCAAGACGGTAATGATTGATGCCGTTGCCGTGGCCCAATACCACGACCAAACGACAATCACTACGCCCGAAGGCGCGCTCGAATCCCTGTTAAGTAACCTAGCGCGTATGGCCGTCGGAAGTCAGCCACGGGCGGGAGAAGAGCTTGCCGCGGGGGAGCAGGGCGACCTCGTACGAATGTATAAACTGCCCGCAGCGATTCCTGACTCATTAGTGATCTACCAAGATGACAATGGCCATTTCTACACCGTTGGCGATGCCCGTAAGCGCCAAGCGTTCCAGAAACGCGAAGCGCAGAAGGCCAACAAAGTACATGGTTTTCTTGAAGGGGTTACAGATAAACTGGACGCCCTACGGTCGAAGCTAAAGCCTGTGATCGAAGCCCTAGAGAGCGACCCTTCTGAAGCAGCAGGCATTGCGCGGGATTACGTGTTTGACCTGATGCATAATGTCCATGAGAACACGCGAACAGCGGTCACCACAGGTGGTCACAATATGCGGACTAGCGTAATGCTATCGCGAGCTGATCGAAAGGTCGATACAAATAGTCGTGAGCAGCCGAGGCTACATATAAGTATCCATGATCGGATACAAGAGCACGTAACCGAAATAAAAAAACTGTCCGTGGAGCGCAAACACCTACTAGCGCAAAGAACGAGTACGGATACAGACAGCTCTAAAGAAGCGATAATTGTGCTCGAGTCAGTAATCAAAGAAAATCAGCGCGCTATCAAGAGGTGGCGGGCAGAAGCAAGCAGGCTAGTTGAGGTAGGCTACATAGAAGACTATGTGCTCCATCACTCCGAAATCGACTCAGACAGTAGCGCCGCTGAACTCACGATGGTTAAAGAGGAACTCGAGGACGCTATACGTCTGGCTGGCGGCACCCAAGTAATTGACGACATCCTTTCGTTTTTTGGGCAGATAAAAGCCGCGCACCACAACAAAATGTTCGTAGACCGCAATACGGGAGACTCCGACAGTAAGGACACGGGCGACAAGTTGATGGATAAAGACGCGGACACAGGCATTGGTGATACTGATGACAGCCTGACCAACGGGCTTCAGCTTATCGCAGACAGTCGATTCAAAGACTCGTATCTACTTGACCCATCGAACGTGCCGGACAAGCATGACGTTGTTGTTGAAGAAGACGGCACGCGTACATCAGTAGAACGTAAAATGAAGGATGATGAGCTCGATACAGACGCCGTCCACTTCGACCAGGCTATGGAAGATGGATGGAACACTACGCATTCCATGAAGCACCCAGAGGCACATACGTTCCCCGCAGTGGCGGACGATGACCCTAGAATAGATGTTCGTCCCGCCGACAAGCAAGGCCAAGGAGACACGGCTCGTCGTACTGGGCCGACGACGCTCTTAGAACGCGTTGAAGGTGAAGGGACCGATCCGTCCTATGGACTGGGTTCTGGCGCGCTCGCGTACCGCGTGTACGGCCCAAGCTGGGTGAACCCACAGCAGCATTTTACAGCGACGGGTAAAACGATCCCACTAAACGAACGCCAGAAAGCGAACAACGCTAAGGGCGCGCGTCAAAAGCTAGTATCCGATTATTTTGGCAGCAGTAAAGTTAAGTCGTTCGGTTCACTGTCACGCCTCCGCTCGGTCATCACTAACATGCTCTCAGCAGTGAACATCAAGCAAAACGTGGCGTTAATGGATGCGTCCACCGCAGTGAAATCGCTGGAGCATCTCCGTGACGCTAACATTATCTCACAAAAGGTATACACCGCGACGAAGCGTCGACTAAAGACCAGCTATGCAAACCAACGCCCCGCGTACATCAACATGGGAGAGTTTGCGATCATCATGCTGCCTGACCTAGTTGGTCAAAATATCGCGGACCATTACATTATGGCTGCGCATGAGATGGGTCATTTAGTCTATGACTTCGCTTGGGGTAACGCGAGCAAAAAGACGCGGGATAATGTGGTTGCTGCGTTTGAAGCAGACCGTCACCTTTACAGTGAGCCTAAGTGGAGCGCAGCATTCAAAGAATGGTACGCAGACCAAGTGGCCTTATCTGTCACACACGGGGCGCTAAATACAGTTAAAGCGAATGTAGACGAGGGCGCAATCACACAAGGTCGCCGCCATCGTGGCGAGCTCTGGAATGTATCGGCTCACTTCTTGCGTATTGTTCGCATCTTGCAGAAACTACATGATTTATGGAAGCGCCTTAACGCAGCAGTACGCTCGCCACTCAATAACACCTTCGCACAGTACATGGATGGGGTGATCCTGAACCAAGCGGTCACTAAAGAGAGTGCCGTCAAGGGTCGTGGTAACGTCTTAAACATGGCGAAGTTCCGCACTAAGAAAATTGGTGTAGACCACCCAACGTGGCTAAAGCTACCGCATCGACTACTGGGCAACGTAGCGAGTAACTTCAAGCGATTAGATAAGAACCTCGCTGCGCTACTGTTTCAGCACGCGTCTGGCACAGGCTCGCGTACCGGTGAGAAATCCTACGAGAACCTCAAGAATGAACTAGAGTCCCGTTACCTGTCGCAGTACCAGAGTGCGATGAAAAAGATTGGCAACCAGAAAAAAGTACGCCAAGCGTTTGATGACCTAATGAACAACAATGCGACCGCGGAGTCTTTGATTCTTCGCAAGATGATCGACAGTATCAACGCCGATTTAACTGCATACATGCCAACGTACACCGTGCGTAACGACATGCTCCCGCAAGCGTTCGACCATTACGTGATCGACGCCAAGCGAAAAGAGTTTGTGGCCTTGCTGCGGAAGCACGATGTGTTTGCGAATATGGGCGATAAAGAACTCAACAGTAAAATTGACTACCTAATGGACGGGCAAGGATTCAACGAACGATCCATCGCCCCAGGCAAACCCGTCGGCGCGCACGCGTTCTCTGATCTAATTCTATCGACCGTACCGCAAGGGGACATTAAGAAGTTCTTAGTCCACGAGCCGGATGCAATCATGGCGCACTATATTAGCTCTGCGGCAAAACGCGCGAGCTGGGAGCACACCTTCGGAGGCTGGGTCATTAAAGATACGACCACTGGCGTGGTACGCCGCTTCGGGGGCAAGTGGGATGAGAGCGCTGGACAGAAACAGTGGAGTCCTAATAAGCGCTGGCATGACGCAATGGAGCGTATCGAAGCGAAGCACGGCAAAAAAGCTGTGGAAGAAGCCCATGTATTGCTTGATGGGGTCTTCGGTCGAACGGGCGCGAATATGCCTAACCGCCTGCGCAAGACGCAGGACAACGTACTAAATGTTGTGAACATGAATATCCTCGCTAACTCCGGTATTGCCTCCATCCCCGAGTTAGGTATGGCGATCGCTAGATCCGCGAACTTACTTAGTCTAAAAGATATGTTCTCTGGCTTAAACCTCCGGGAAGCGCGTCGCCTCGGCATGGACATCGGCTCGGTACTGTCGGACGGTCTAGCACAGATCCAAGGGGCAGGAATCGGCGAAGCGTACCAAGGCAGCTTGACGCATAAGATGGCGAGTAAGTTCTTCATACTCAACGGGCAGCAGGCGGTAACACGCGCATCGCGCACATTGTCGACGGCATTGGGTATGCGATATATCGAAAAAGCGGCTGACTTCAACCAGTTTGAAGAGCTTAACGCGTTCCACATAACGGCGCAGCAAGTTAAGACTTGGCGCGCACTCGGTAAGCCCGCATTCACGGAAGGGCTGAGTCAATCAGAAGCCGCTGCGGTTCGTGCAGTTAACGGGGCAATTATCCAGTTTGTGTCGGAGAGTTCATTCCGCCCCAGCAAGTTCCAGAACACCTCGTGGGGCAACAACCCCTACTTAAAGATAGCGTTCCACTTAAAGCAGTTCTTGTACGCGATTACTGACATCTTAGTCATGGGCTTACTACGCCAGGCTAAACGTCGCTTCTCGGATGCCCGAGGCGAAGGGCTATTGGCGGCAGGCGCCTACTCGATTGTCCCCATCGTTGTTGGCGGTGTAGCGATTGCAGGATTGACGATGGCGGCGATTGAACTACGCGAATTGCTACGCGGGGTCGATAAGACCGAGAATATGGGCGATGAAAAATACGCATGGGAGGTTTTCTCAAAGTCAGGTACGCTTGGCGCCTTCGAGATGGGCTATCGCATAATGAATGCGGAGGACTGGGATGACAAGGCTGGCGCAATAGCTCCGACCTTCGGTTATGGCCAAGGGATCTACCATAGTGCGACAGGGAGCGACTCCAAGATGGAAACGATCCGCCACGTAACCCCGTTCTTCTCGCAGTATCCGAACTGGTGGCCATTTGATTAAATTTACATGGTGAAATAGTAGTTGAACTATTACAATAGACGGGCATGTCAATGCTGAGAATAACCCTTACTTGAGGTCAAAAATGGCGTATTACGACACCATACAATTAGTGAAAGGCGACACGCTGCCTGAACTGAACTTAACATTGCGTGACTCTAACACCGCGGCAACAGGCACAACGCTTGATGCTGATGATGTATCGACGTGGGCTCCCATTGATTTGACGGGTGCCACAGTACGTTTGAAATTCAAACCCCTCGGCTCGACCGAATTGAAATCCACCATTACCATGAGCAAACACGCGCCCCACACGGACGGCAAAGTGTTTATGCAGTGGCCCGAAGGTGTGCTCGACACAGCAGGCACATTCACCGGTGAAGTCGAAGTGACTTACAGTGACGGGGGCGTGCAAACGGTCTTTGACCAACTTAAATTCAAGGTGCGTGGGGACTACTAATGTCCATCCGCCTGGAGGCTTTCTTCCCCGTAGTTCAGCTAAGCGACATCTATGTTGCTGATTCGCCGAGCGCGTCGAAATTAAGGCTTGAGGTTCATGCACCCACTGTACACCTAAGCGAAGTAACCATTGTCGAACGCGCTCGTATCCCGCTGATTGCGTCCTCGATGCTGTTTGCGGGCGTTAGCTTTGAACGCATGGTCATGGCCGACGCGGTACTCCAAAAGATGGTCGCGGCGGGTATTTGGGTGGATGCGGATACTGACAACCGTATTTTGGCTGACATACTTGAAGCGCTTGAAGTCGTGAGCCTCGAGCTCACTAAAACATTAGGGGACGCCGGCATTGCCGAAGACACGTTATATCAACGCGTGACTAAAGGCGTATTGGATACCGTCGACCAAGCGGACGCGTTCCATTTTGATATGACGCAACACGCGAATGACCATGCGACGACTTACGAAACCCTTCAGTTCGACCTAACCCACGTTGAAACCGACGCGGTTGCGGTACACGACGCCCCAGTCTGGGCGCTGACTAAGCAGTTTACCGACAGCGTGAGCACAACGGACGACGTCCTTGTTTCAAAAGTCTTCTTGCTCGAGTTTATCGAAACCCTGTTGACAGACGATGTGACGGGGCTGAGTCGGGAGCTTCGAGACGAAGACGCCACCAATGCAGCAGACCAATCCAATTGGGCCATCACCAAGCGCGCCAACGACACTATCTCGGAAGTCCGCGATGTACACACGTTTGATTTAAGCAAAACCGCAACTGACGCCGCTACTGCGACGGAACAGTTTACGAAGCACATCGCACGACCTGTGGTGGATAGCTTCAGCTACCAAGACAGCAGCGCATTTGTACTTGCTAGCGCCAAAACAGACACGACCACAACGCAAGATACAACAGCGTGGACGTTGCAGCGAGATCTTGCAGACACCGCAGTGAGTAGCGACGCGGTAACAACGCAAACGAATTTTAATCGCACCGCCACGGAGATGCTGGCGACGAGCGACGCATTCAGTACGGCTATTAGCCAGGCGAAAACCGACGGCGTTACGTCTACGGACGCTTGGCACGTAGATCTTAACGCGAACAAATCAGACAGTGCGAGCACGCAGGACAGCTCGCACTTCACACTATTCTGGAATTTCACTGACACAGTCGCCTTAACGGAAACTATTCGTGTCGATGAACCCCAGTATTTCGGCGAAGGTCTTGGTACGCAAGACAACGCCATTATTACGCACATTCGCGGCGGCAGCGCCATTTTGAACAGTGCAACACTTAACCAAAGCACTTTAGGCTAGGAGCATCACAATGCTAAACGATTCGATCAAAGTAAAAGGGGCGCTCTCTATCTCGAAGAATGGCGTCGTAGTTCAAGAAGTCAACAACCTCGTGGTTGACGCGGGTAAAACACTTATTGCAGCGCGCCTATCTGGCAGTGGCAGTGTCTTGTCGCACATGGCCGTGGGCAGTGGCTCAACCGCCGCCGCCGCAGGCAACACCGCATTAGGCACTGAAATAGACCGCAATGCGCTAACAGTGAGTGGCGGTTCAGCTTCTGGCGCGACCGTAACCTACGAATGCACATGGGCCGCAGGCGATGGCACCGGCGCGATCACCGAAGCGGGGCTATTTACCGCAAGTTCGGGCGGCACGATGCTGGCGCGCGTGGGTTTCCCCGTTGTGAACAAGGGCGCAGACGATATAATTTCGATCGCTTGGGAAGTTTCCATTCTGTAAGTAAGGAACGGCCATGATTAAGTTTTCCAACAACGCGGCGACTACCCTCTCTTCAGGGATTAGCGGCAGCGCAACGAGCATTGCAGTCGTCGATGCCTCTGAATTCCCAACGCTTGGCGCTGGGGATGAGCTGCGCATTACCTTATCGGATGCCGCAAATACGATCTGGGAGATCGTAACGTGTACCGCCATTGTTGGAAATACGTTGACCGTCGTTCGGGGGCAGGAAAGCACTGCGATTCAGTCGTGGTCGTCTGGCGAAAATGTCTCACTGCGCGTGACGGCGGATGCCTTGAACCAAATCCAAATCGACATCGAGGCGATCGATGGTTTGCCGTCGCAAACGGGTCAAAATGGAAAAGTGCTGACCACTGATGGAGCCAGCGCCAGTTGGGATGATGTGGATGCACCGGTCGTAAATCTCAGTTCGTTTGAATATACGGCAACGGCGAATCAGACCGCGTTCAGTGGGTCTGACTTAGATGGAAATACCCTGACCTACACGGTGGGAAATACCCGCGTCTATGTCAACGGCATCCAGTTGTCTACGTCAGACTACACAGCGAGCACCGGCACAACGGTCGTTCTGAACTCAGGTGCGTCAGTTGGTGATGAGCTTGTGGTTGTGGTCTTTGAGTCGTTTGTTGTTGCTGATCACTACACCAAGTCGGAGGTCGATTCGTTGGTCGGTTCGGGGGGTGGCAGTTCATCAGTGCCCTTCTACAAAGCCGACGGCACCCAAGACAACATCGGATTAAGTTCAGGTGAGCTACCGTTCTACAAAGCCGACGGCACCCAAGACAACATAGGAGTCATATAGCATGGCGAATAAGACGCCCTTAAAGGCTAAATACACAGGTTCAGACACGACAGCATTAGCTGAGTTTGAATCAGGGGACACACTCGATTCAGCATTGCTGGATACAGGCACCAGTGCGAATCAAATCGTCAAGCTAGACGGCGCGGCGAAACTGCCAGCGGTGGATGGTTCGGCGCTCACAAATCTACCTAGTGGCGGCGGTGGTGGTGGTGGCTGGTCGCTCGTTTCGACAGACAATCTTTCGGGCAACGTAGGCTCAGTCGTCATTTCAGGCGACTATTCTGCATATTCTCAACTAAAAATCGTGATTACGAACCTCTACGGGTGGGGTCAAAATGACACTCGCCTTAAATTGAGCGATGACGATGGCGCTACCTACTGTTCGTGGGATCAATACTCAGCAATTGTATGGAACGAAAATGGAATCAAAGGCAGCGCGATTGGTTGGGGCCAAGCGTATGCTTTGGTTTTAGACACAACCTTCAAAATCTCTGGCGCGTCTGCGAACAAAGCTATTATGACCATTGACATTTACCTCGACGGTAATGAGATTTGCTATCAAGGACGCGCTGACGGAAATGACACAGGGGGCGATCATGCGTTCTGTATCAGCAAAGGCACAGGCGGCAACATCACCAGCGTCAACTACATCAAATTTGACCGTGCTGACTGGACTTCTGGCCAAATCAGACTTTACGGTTTCACTGCGTAGGAGCAAGAAAATGAGTACAGGCATGTTTAATTTAGTAAATGGCGAACGCATTGAGCTAACAGAAGAAGAAAACAACCAGCGACTTGCCGACGGTGCAGCCGCACAGGCAGAGCAAGATGCTAGAGCGTGGCTCGACGGACGTTTATCAGAATATGGCAGTTGGAGTGATCAACTGGATGAAATGTTCCATGACTTCGATGGTTGGAAAGAGCGAATTGAAGCGATCAAAATTAAGTATCCTAAAGGGGAATAACAATGGCCAGAGGTGATTCAGGCTGGAAATCCAAAGCCCGGCAGTTTGCTGAGTTGATGGGCAATGATGGTGACATTCGCAATACCAAAGTTGACTCCAGCGTGGTCACAGGAGCCACCGGGCCACAGGGCGTTGCAGGCAGCATGGGTTTGACAGGGCCAGCTGGAAATGACGGAAGTGCGGGAGCCACGGGACCGCAGGGACCGGCTGGATCTCCTGATACGTCGGCTCAAGTATTGTCTAAGATTAAGGCAGTGGATGGCAGTGGCTCGAATTTGGATGCGGATTTGTTGGACGGACAACAAGGGTCTTATTATACGGGGTACACTGATACAGCAGTATCAAACCTCGTTGACTCATCTCCAGCAGCCCTCAACACTCTCAATGAGTTAGCAGCGGCAATGGGCGATGATGCCAACCACGTTACCACGATGACCAACCTGATAAGCGCGAAGATGGACAAAGACGGCGCAACGATGACAGGTAATCTGTCGTTAGGCGACAACCTCAAAGCGAAGTTTGGTAACTCGGATGATCTTCAAATCTACCATGATGGTAATAGTGTTATCAAAGAAGCTGGCACAGGTGTATTAGAAGTCCAGACAAATGGCTCAGAGATTCAGCTTACGGGTAACGCTGGTACTGACTATATGTTACGAGCTATAAGTAACGGCGCGATAAAGCTATACCACGACAATTCCCAAAAACTAGCCACCACAAGTTCTGGTGTTGACGTAACGGGCAACATAGACTTAGCAGATAACGGTAAGTTGTTGTTAGGTAATGGTGATGATCTACAGATTTATCATGATGGGTCTGGTAGCTATATTAAAGATGTTGGGACAGGTAATCTTAAATTATTTGCCCAAGACTTATACGCATACAACTCTGCTGGTAGTCAAGTCACCTTCTCTGCCGTAGATGGCGGTGCTGTTTCTGCCTATTACAACGGTTCTAAGAAACTAGCCACCACAAGTTCTGGTGTTGACGTAACGGGCAACGTAGATCTAGCAGATAACGGCAAGTTGTTGTTAGGTAATAGTGATGACCTACAGATTTATCATGATGGTAGTAATAGCTATATCAAGGAAAGTGGTTCAGGGAATATAAAAATACTCGGTGAGAATGTTCAGTTTATGAACAAAGATGGTAACTCAAACCGTCTATACATCGATAATGCAAACGGTGTTACTTTATACCATCAAGGTAGCACCAAACTAGCCACCACTTCCACAGGCGTAGACGTAACGGGTACGGTTACTGCTGATGGTTTGACTTTAGGTGATGGGCAATATCTCCTTGCGGGTAACGCGTCTGATTTAAAGATAGGACATGATGGCACTGATTCTATTATCAGAAGTCAGGGCGCACCTTTAAATATTGACGCTAATGGTACGACTTTTCGAGGGTACTCCCCGTATACCAAGCATCTTAATATTGCTTCCAACGGAGACATCTCATTCTACGAGGACACAGGCACAACGCCTAAGTTCTTCTGGGATGCTAGTGCTGAATCTCTGGGCATTGGTACGAGTTCGCCATCTTACCCATTGCATATTGCAGGTGAAGCTGGCATTGAGCTATATAACAGCACAGGCGGTGGTGGGGTTCTTAACTTACGCCCATCTCTAGGTGATGCCAACAAGTACAACATGAGTATCAGCTCATACGACCACTCAGGCAATGGCGCGGGGCCAGCCGATGGTATCAGTATTAATGCCTATGATGGTGTAAGTATCGCCACAGGCTCTAGCACTACCAGACAGGAACGCCTCCGCATAGACTCCAGCGGTAACGTGGGTATAGGCAGCTCGTCACCTAGCTCTCAGCTTCATTTATCTAAAGCGGGTGGCACTACTATCAAGTTGGGCACATCCAATAACACCTCTGAAATTGAGGCGCGAGAAGTTGGCGGTGGTCAAGCATTAGTATTAAGTGCTTCAAATAGTAGTGATGATGTAGTTATATCTGATAGCGGTAACGTGGGTATTGGTTGTTCGCCTCAAGCTACTTTAGACGTTAGTAGTGGCTCCGGCAGTGATACTGTTCCTGTCTTAAAATTAGGCTCTAACGCTACTCACGGTCATACGTTTTACGATTCAAGTTCCAGTGGCGATTTAATAATTAAACGCATGGTTTCTGGAGCTGAAAATGAAACTATGAGACTTTCAAGGGCGTCAGGCAACGTGCTGGTGGGCAAGACTACTACAGCCATTGGCACACAGGGCATCCGCTTAGACGGCTCAAACGGTAAGATAGAAGCCACACGTAGCGGTAATGTTGTGACGACGTTCAACCGCACAGGCAGTGATGGCACAATCTCCGAATATATGAAGGATGGTAGCAGCGTAGGTAGTATCAGTGTATTAGGAACCAATAATTTAACTATAAGCGGGACTCAGACAAACCACTGTGGTATTTCCTTTGCAACAAACGCGATACTCCCTGCAACACAAGGGGCCACAAATAATGGTGTTGTGGACTTCGGCGCTTCCTCAGAGAAATACAAAGACGGCCATTTCTCAGGCACAGTGAATGCAAACACATTCTCTGGTGATGGCAGTGGCTTAACCAACCTTCCTGCACCTCCTGCCGCAGGCATGACACTGGTGTCTAGTGGCTCCTATTACGTTAACAGTTGGTCGCAGCATTCGCTGAGTGGCACTAATCAGGTAGGTATTCTAATTACTAGGGGTTCGTCATCCAGTAGGCATTACAAAATAGGTAATGTAAACAATGCAAGTTACATGGGTACTGCTGGAGGAAGCACCAACGGCTCTGAGAAAATGTGGCTCTCGCATTCTACAAGTAGTAGCTACCTCTCATATTGGAACGGTGATAAATCGTGGGTTTACTGGTGGTTCTATGCTTAATAACAAACAAGGAGACTTAGCATAATGTTTATAAAATTAGATGAAGATGACTACATCTCCCAGACTCTCTTCATGGCTGACGGGAATTATCCCGAAGACTTCTTTGAAGCGGGTGAGTTACCTGAACCAATAGAAGAGTATAAGTACATTGATGGCGTGTTTATCCACGCTCCCCGTGACTTAGACCCTCCAACACAAGAAGAGACTAACGGACTTAATAGGGAATATCTCGCTGACACTGATTGGTACTTATTGCGTAAGTTTGAGACAGGTGTAGCAGTACCACAGGACGTTCTAATTAAACGTCAAGCGGCGCGAGAGGCTATTCAAAATGACTAATGCAGCAATCGAAGTACCCGAAGTAGAAGTAGCTCCTGACCACCATGTCACATGGGAAATCACCGAAACACAAGAAGCTTGTGTCAGTGTGACCTTCACCTGTGCAACGACTGAGATCACCCATGAACGAAGCGTGAATACGTTTGGCTTAGACGATGATGGCATTCAAGTACGATTGGGCGAAGTAGCCCGTGGCGTTCACAACAAAATCTGTGTTGGTGCGATCACCGCCCCATCAGATGAACCCGAAGTAGAAACCCCAACCCCCGAAGAGGCTTAACCCATGAGCGAAAATAACGTAGTAATGATCAACGACAGCAAGTATGTATTTGACGACATGTCAGAGAAAGCACAGGTGTCGTATCAGCAGCTTTTATCGCTGCGTAATCAGATGGCTGACTTATCCATGCGCCAACAGCAGATCGCCGCAGCGCAGTCTGTGTTTGAGAAAGCGCTTGAAGAAGAGTTGGCGGAACAGCCAGCTGAAGCTGAGTTAGCCGCAGAAGGCTAAGGAGTGACGTATGAATCCCATCCTGACATTCATTGGCAATATCCTGACAGGCGGCGGGGTGGTCACCGAAGTGGTGAAGACCGGCGCGGCGTTTGTTAAGGGTAAGATCGAAACCAAGCGCGTGGCAGTTGAGGCGGATAACCGTATTCGTCAAGAGTTACTGCGGCAAGGCGGTAGTTGGGATGAGATTCATGCGCAAAACAGCGGTAATAGCTGGAAAGACGAATTTTGGACCCTTATTTTCGCTATCCCGCTGGTGATGTGCTTTATCCCGTCCCTGGTGCCTTATGTTGTAGAGGGTTTTGCGGCCCTGGATGGCATGCCCGAATGGTACCGGTACGCGCTGGGCACATTAGTTGCCGCCAGTGTTGGATTTCGCAAGCTAACTGACGTCATGGGCAAGCGAAAAAGTTAACTTTATTATAAAATAGCAGTTCAACTACTACAAGGACGCACTAATGAGCGAACTGGAATCACGCGTCGTGAAACTGGAAGCAACGCAGGAATATCACGAACGTGAGATTAATGCGCTTAAATCCACGGGAGCTCAGATGCAAACGGCATTGAACGACATTAAAGACATTTTAAAACAAGTGAAGTGGGTCGCGGTGGGCGCCCTATTAGTTATTATTTTTAGTGAAAAAGGCGTCGGTTCCGGCGTCTGGAAGTTACTGCTTTAGGGGTTCACATGAACTACTTCACACCAAGCGAGTTGCGCTGCCAACATACAGGTGATGACGGGATTGAAGATGGATTCCTCGTCAAGCTCAACACAATCCGCCATGAATGCGGATTTGCGTTTATTGTGACGTCGGGTTATCGCGCACCTGAACATCCCATCGAAGCTAAAAAAGCGAGCCCTGGGGCGCACGCCACAGGACGGGCCGTGGACATCGGTGTTCGTGGTGACCGTGCACTAAAGCTGATCGAAGTCGCGCTCAAACATGGCATGACCGGTATTGGGGTGAAACAAAAAGGGGACTCACGGTTTATCCACCTTGACGACCTTGATGGCGACGACCGATTTCCTCGCCCGACAATTTGGAGTTATTAGATGCCAGGCTTTATTCTTGCAGACTTTGGTGGCATGTCTACGGCATTGTCCCCTAAAACACTCAAAGCGAACATCGCGACGTACGCGAAGAACTGTGAAGTGGGGGATGGGCGGCTAAAACCACTTAAATCCACTGCCGCTGTCACGCCTAATCCGTTGGTTACAGCGCCGCAGTCGATCTACGAATACAGTTCAGGCGTCTGGTTCGAGTTCGCTACCGATGTCAATGTTGCGCGCGTACCGAACGCATTCGACACCACAAACAAAGTGGTCTTTACCGGTGACAGCTACCCCCGTATTACGCGTAATGACATTGCGCTCGGCACCGCACCTTTACCCGTCGGATCGTACCGATTGGGTTTGCCTGCGCCAACAATCGCACTCACCGCAACGACCACGGGCACGGCGGTCGCTGACTCACTCGATGATTACCGCAGTTATATATACACTTGGGTTGATGCGTGGGGCGCGGAATCCACAATCAGCCCAGTGTCGACGACTATTAATGTCCGTGAGGGTCAAAGCGCCGACCTGACACTCCCTATTGCCCCGACGGGCAATTACAACTTCGCGACGGGGGCATTTAAGCGCATCTACCGCAGCAACGCTGGCAGTAGCGCCACCGCATTCCAGTTTGTAGCGGACATCCCCATAAACCAAACGACCTACAACGACGCCGTTGAGGACGCAGGCTTAGGTGAAATTATTCCGACGGTTAACTGGCTACGTCCGCCTGACGACGACACTGCGGATTTCCCAACGGGTCAAATGATCGGAGCGACAACGCTACCGAGTGGCACCATTGTTGGATTCTCAGGCAAGTCCCTGGTCTATTCCGAAGCCTATGTTCCCTACGCGTTCCCATTGAACTATCGCTACCACATTAAAGATGACATTGTGGGCATCTCCCCGAACTCGCAGGGATTGGTGATTGCCACCACAGGGAAACCGCACCTTGCCGTGGGCCATGACCCGTCAAGTGTGTCAATCATCGAACTAGACGAATTCCAAGCCTGTGTAAGTAAACGCTCTGTCGTCGACATGGGCGAGTCCACCATTTATGCCAGCCCTGACGGTCTGGTGTTAGTGCAGGGCAATCAGTTACAAGTGGTGACCAAAGCCATCTTCACCCGTGAACAATGGCAGGCCATTAACCCGTCACAGATTCACGCTTACCGCTACGAAGGTAAGTACGTGGGCTTTACCGACACGCAAGGGTTTGTATTCGACCCCGCCAGCACTGAACAAGCGTGGGTATTTACCGACGTTGATGCAACGTGTGGGCATTACTCGCCGCAAGAAGACGCCTTATACGTCGCTAACGGCAGTCAGTTACAGAAATGGGCCACAGGCAGTGAGCTCACCTATAACTGGAAATCGAAGACATTTGAATCCCCTAAACCCATGAACTTAGGCGCGATCAGCGTGGCGTGCGACGGTGCAGTGACCGTAAAGATCTACGGCGACGACGTCCTTCGCGCAACAGTGTCTTGCACTAATGATACGTTGGCTCGTCTTCCCGCCGGTTACATTGCGACCGAATGGCGGGTTGAACTTGAAGGCACGGCACACGTTGATTACGTGAAACTCGCCACCTCAGTAAAGGAGCTTGCTTCCGTTGGCTAAAGAGACAAAGTTACCCGCTATTCCGCACAGCCAAGACCCTGCGGTTAAAGCCCTTAAAGAAGCCCTCGAAGTTCGCCTTGGACGACGCGGGGATAAGCTCGATCGCGCGATCACTATCCGTGACTTGTATGAGAACGGTGTTATTAACCTACGCGGTATGCCGACCCTCACTGTAGGCGGCGGAAACTTCATACAACCCGCACCTATTTGGGACGACACTAGCCAACCGCCAGCGCCGACTAATGTGAGTGCGAACGGCGCGTTTGTGGGAATTGTAGTCGCATGGGATCGCCCAAACCGACGCGACCTAACCGCTGAGATTTACCGTAATACCGTCGATGACAGAGCAACATCGGTGCTTACGGGCACCTCCGCAGGGCATATATATTCTGATCTAGTCGGGCACGGCCAGACGTATTATTACTGGGTTCGGTATGTCTCGGAAGCGGGCGTAACTGGTCCCTACAATGGGACAGCGGGGACAGTAGGCGTCACTAATATCGCTATCTCGGACATAGTAGATGACCTTAGCGACGCCATTGGGCAGACACACCTGTCGACGGCGCTGTCCACTGAAATTGATGCCATCGCAATTAACGGCAACAGCATTACCGCCGAGGTCTCTGACCGTATCGCGGCTATTTCCGGAGAAGCTGCTGCGAGAATAAATGCGATTAGCGCGCTAGCAGCGAGCGTGGCGGATATCACAGGCGCAGAGGCATACGACAGCACGGCAACTTATGCAACCAACGATCTCGTGACGTACAGCAGTAAACTCTACAAAGCGACGCAAAGCAGTTCAGGAAATGTGCCGACGAACACAACGTATTGGACCTTGGTAGGCAACTACAGCTCCATCGGCTCAGTGGTTGTAGCGAACGCAAGCGCCGTAAGTGATTTGGACACGCGGGTTACTGCGGCTGAAGGCGTTAACACTTCGCAAGCGACTTCAATCACATCTCTGAACAGCAGCGTCACTAACACCAACACCAACGTGGCGACCAATACGTCTGCAATTTCTGGCCTAGACACGCGTGTTACGTCGGCGGAAGGGAGTATCACTTCACAATCCTCGGACATCACGGCGTTGGAAACCAATCTTACGGCTACCGATGTTGACGTTGCCGCGAACGCTTCGGGATTATCAAGTCTCGCTACTACAGTCACAACTCAGGGCGCCAATATTTCGACTAACGCGAGTGACATCACGGCGTTGGAAACCAATCTTACGGCTACCGATGTTGACGTTGCCGCGAACGCTTCGGGATTATCAAGTCTCGCTACTACAGTCACAACTCAGGGCGCCAATATTTCGACTAACGCGAGTG